AGATAGAAGTTCCGTTGAATTACAATCAGTAGTAAGAGATACTATTTCTGATTATAACTTTAATAACCTAAATAAATTTGATGGTGTGTTTAGACATTCTCAATTGACAAGAGCAATTGATTCTTCTGATCCATCAATATTAAACACTGTTGTAAGACCAAGAATGTTTCAATATATTACACCAACAGTAGATACAAATAGTAATGTGGAATTACAAAATCATATACTAACATTTGTAGCTCCATTCTATCAGTCAGGAGAATCTACAAAATTTATTTTAACATCAAGCGCATTTGCACTCGCAGCAGCTCCAAGTACTGATCATTTCTTTGGTGATGAACCCATTGCTGGTTCTGTAAATCGAAGAGTCTTTATATATAAAGTTGTTAATGGACAAAACGTAACAGTGATTAGTGATGCAGGTTTAATTGAACCAACACTAGGTAAAATTACATTAAATAATTTTAGACCAAATAATACAAATAGAATTAAATTAATAATTGTACCAGATTCATTAGATTTAGCTCCAAAAAGAGATCAATTAATTTCAATTGATAATGCTTTTGTAACTATTACTCCAGAAATTGATACAATTGCAGTAGCTGGTTCTTCTGGTTCAATTACATATACAACAACATCGAGATTTAAATAATGGCTCATAACACTTCTTTGTTTCCAGGCGTAGTAGAACTCGAAAATTCTACTTTGCATGAGACAAAAGAAGATATTCGTCTTGATCAGTTAATTCCTGCTGATATATTAGAAGATCGAGCTAAACTTAAAGATTTCTTGGAAGCTTATTATGCGTTCATGAATATGGACGAATTTATCTATCAAGAAACTGAAACATTTAATGATGTTGTTTTAGATAATCTTGCAAGATTTAGAATACCTGATCCAAATAACGAAAACAATAGATTCTTTACAGATGAAACTGGTGCTGATACAACACTCGTTCTGACAGCACCAAATGGTACAACAACAAATATATCATTAAATGATATTAATGTTTCAATTACAAATGGTAATGAATTACCAGGATCACTTGCAGAATCTACATCTGAAGTAGGTAAAACATTTACTGTATTAAGTTTAAATGGTTATAATGGTTATACTGCAACACTCACAACAATAGTTAAATACTGGGTAGGTCCAGGTCCATCTTGGGTAATGAATAACATAGAAGCTGCGATGGATATTGATAGAAATGAGACTAATTATTTAGAACTCATGCAGAAAGAAATTGCTGCAGCTATTCCAAGAGATGTTACGGTTAATAAAAGAAATCTTTATAAGCGTATTATTGATTTCTATAAGCTCAGAGGTTCAGCAGATAGTATTGAGATCTTTTTTAGATTACTCTTTAATGAATCAGTAGAAGTTGAATTCCCTTACAATGAAACTCTTATCCCATCATCTGGGGATTGGGATCAACCAGCAGATGTTACATCTGTAGTTAATGGTGCAGTATCAAATGATACAACAGTGGTTATTGATACAGCTGATGAGAACATTAGGCTTTCATCTAAATTAGTAGTTGATGGATTATATACTCGTGCAGATGATATTCGTGTATCAGGTATTAGTGGTACAACAATTACACTTTCAGATCCAGTTACATTATCAGATAATCAAACAATTACATTTGTTCCACGTGGAATATATTTAGATAACAAAGGATTCCTATCATACAATATTAAGTTACAAGATAGTTTAAGATATCAAAAATTTAGTTATCTCATTAAGACAGGTAAGAATTTATCTGATTGGGAAAATGTATATGATAAATTAGTACATCCAGCTGGGTTTATTTATTTTGCAGAGATATTAATTTTCTTAGAATTAGTTGATTCAACATTAACTGCTGCTTTAAATAAAGCATCTATGCCTGGTACTCAACCTGGAGTTATAGGACAAGAAGATATTCCACTATTGGTGGAAATGTTTGCTTCAACATTCTTACCAAGCACAGAAGCTAAAATACATAAAACAGGTACATTATCACTTTCATTAAAGAATGGAGTAATTAGTTCTATTACAATAACAGACGGAGGAAGTGGATATACAGCAGCTCCAATTGTTACATCCTCAGATTCAGGAACGCCATCAGGTTTTACAACAGCTGTATTAGTTGCTAATCTTGGAGCAGGAGAGGTAACAAGCATTTCAATTACAGATGGTGGAGAGGACTATAATATTCCTACACTTACAATTGCTCCACCAACAAGAATTGTATTTGATGGATCTGATTTTGGATTTGGTCAAACAGTTGATAACGTTTCAGATACCATTGAACTCCAAACAGCTGAGGTTTCTGCTTTGCCAATTGGCTCTGTAGTTACATATGATTCAGGACTTAATTCAGCAATTGGTGGTCTTGTTAGTGGACAACAATATAGAATTTTAGCAACTCCAACAGCAACAACAATTCAATTAGAAGATCATATTAATTTTCCTGGTGTTGCAATTAACTTTACTGGAGCTGGTGGTGGAACTGATCACGGCTTTACTGGTGAAACAGCAACTGCAACTGCAAGCAAGACTGATGGATTATTACAAAGTGTTACAATTGTAGAACCTGGATATGGTTATGCAAGTGCACCCTCAATCTCATTTAGTGGTGTTGAACAATCGTCAGGTAGTGGAGTAGCACCTACTGTTACAATAGGAATAGATTCTGATGGTAGATTAGATGTTGATAATGTAACAATTAACACTGAAGGTGGTGGTTGGACATCATTATTTGCTACTGTAGCAGCAAATCCAAATGCAACATCTATTGCATCTGTATCTCTAGCTGGATTAGCTGATAAGCGATATAAAACTGCACCTACTATTATATTTCCAGAACCACAGTCAAAAGATGCTGATGGTAATTTGTTATCTAGCAATGTATTAGCTGCAGCTAACTTTACAATTGCCTCAGATGATGTATTATATACTGCTCAAGAAGAAGCAAATGATTTAGCATTACCAGAAGGTTTAAGAGTAGGAGCAATTGAAGGTGAAATAAAAACATTTAAAGGTGAAATAACTGGTGTTAATATCACAAATGCAGGTTTAGGTTATATTGATGATCCTATTGTACGACTTGGTAGTGCAGTAAGTAATGAGCAAAGAGTGAAGGATATGCAAGAAACTCTTGTTCTAAGCTTAAATCATCAAATAACTGATATTTATGGTGGTCTACAATATAATAATTTTAGAACCATAGATAATAATAGCTATTATCAAAGGAAAGGCACAGATAATTTTTTCTCAAGTGCTAGACTTTTTAATACAAACCAAACAATTGAGTTTTTAGGAGCAAATCAAATACAAACTATTGACTCAACTGTTATAAATAACTATAATACGAATACAATCGTACACATTGAAGAATAAAGGAAAACAATTATGGCAGCAATAGTAACATCAAATTTTAGAGTTCTTAATGCAAATAACTTTAAGGAAGATGTAGCAAATAACGTAGTGTATGTGTCTATTGGTAAATCAGACGTTTGGTCATTAACGACATCTGATACAACAGATACAACACCTTTTACACCTTATGATCATTTAGATGCTTTAGGCGAAGCAAGAGCTAACCTAATGGGTTTAAAGAAAATTGCATCAAGTGATCTTTCACACGTTATTCCAAGATATACTTGGACATCTGGTAATTCATATTACGCATGGGATTCAGACGACGCATCAATTTTTGATAAGGCATTTTATGTCGTTACATCAGAGTTTAAAGTATATAAGTGTATTAAAGCAGGAGGTGGTGCTTCAAGTATTCAACCTACTCAAACACTTACAGATCCACAAGCAGAATCCGATGGATATACTTGGAAATACTTATATACAATTTCAGTAGCAGATGCTGAAAAGTTCTTAACAAATAGTTATATGCCGGTTAAAACAGTATCACTTGGTACAGAAGGAGTGGTTGCTGCCACTACATCTTCAAGTACAACAGTGGTTTTAACAGGAGCTAATTTAGATATTTTACCAGGTATGACAGTATCTGGTTCAAATGTTTCTGGTACACCAACAGTTTCTACAAGAACTGGTAACACATTAACATTATCAACCGCTCAAACATTAACTGCAGCAGATATACTTACATTTGCATTTGCATCTGATGCCGCAGCAGAGGCTTCATTAACAGAAGCAGACTTTGCACAATATCTAAACCAAAAAGCATCAAGAAATTCTTCTACTGCAGCTGGTATTGAAAGAATTGAAGTTACTGCAGGTGGAACAACCTATTCATCTGCTCCAACCGTTACTATCACAGGAGATGGTTCAGGAGCAACTGCTACAGCAGTTATGAGTGGTAGTGGATCTAACCAAACTGTTGCAAGTATTACAGTAAATAATAAAGGAACAAATTATAGAGTAGCGGATATTACTTTTACAGGTGGCGGTGGTTCAGACGCAGCCGCAAGAGCGGTTCTTGCACCTAAAGAAGGTCATGGAGTAAGTCCAAGAGATGAACTTGGTGGATTCTTTATGTCACTTAATGTTTTATTAGACGGTGCTGCAGGCTCTGGTGATATTACAGTAGGTAATGATTTTAGACAAATCATGCTTATAAAAAATCCAAGAGTCTATAATGCAATACCATTAGCAGGAGCAATCGCATCCGCAGATACATTAAAAGCAACAAATTATTTAGACTTTGCTTCTGCAGTTGATGTAACTGATTATAGAGTTGATGAACTTCTTGTTGGTCAAACATCAGGAGCTCAAGCATTTGTAGTTGAAATTGATTCAGCTAATGGATATATTCATTATCATCAAAATGATAAAACTGGTTATAAATCATTTACTGATGGTGAAGATGTACAAGGACAAACAAGCACTACAACTGGTGCGCTTGAATCTTCAAATGCAGTAGGAAATCCTGAAGTTGATAGACAAAGTGGTGAAGTATTATTCTTAGAGAATAGAG